GGAGGATTAATGCAACTCGTAGCTTACGGCGCTCAAGACATCTATCTTACTGGTAATCCACAAATCACTTTCTTCAAGGTTGTCTACAGAAGACACACCAACTTCTCTATGGAGTCTATTCAGCAAACCTGGAATGGACAAACCCTGAACAATGGCCGATGCACAGCAACCATTTCTCGTAATGGGGATTTAGTTAGCAGATTATACATTGAAGTCAGTGGTTCGGGTTCAATCTCAACTCACCATAATCCAGGGACCTGTTGGATCAACACTGTTGAAGTAGAAATCGGTGGTCAAATGATTGACAGACAATCTGGTAGATTCATGGAGGCATTCTATGAACTAACTGAACCAAACCCGACTGGATTTGTTAGTGATCATAATAATGCGAATAATGCTGGAGTAGGGACTGTTTTCCAAAATATGTCTGGTGCTGGTGGTGTGAAAAGAGATAAATCTAAAAATATTCACACTTTTATCCCATTGAATTTCTGGTTTTGTCGCCATCCCGGTCTTGCTCTTCCACTTATCGCTCTTCAATACCACGAAGTAAAAATTGTATTAGATCATAAATTTCAAACTGTATTTTCTTCTGACACCCGATCCAACCAGTTATGGGCTGACTACATTTACCTAGACACTGATGAACGCAGAAGATTTGCTCAGGTCAGTCATGAATACTTAATTGAACAAGTCCAAGAACAAACTTTAAATACTACTGACAAGACTCAAACCATCAACTTCAATCATCCAGTTAAAGAATTAATCTGGACTTCTACTTCGGATGCTACTACAGACACATCTCTTCTCCCTCCTTTAACTAGTATAGATGATACTGTCCTTCTCAAATTAAATGGCCACGATCGTTTTGCTGCCCGCGATGGTAAATACTTCTCTAGAACTCAAGTATGGCAATACCACACTGGTCCAGGTGGATTAGATTCTTCTACTAAAGGGAGTGGTAATCTCAATGATTCCATCTGTGTATACTCTTTTGCTCTCAAACCAGAAGAGCATCAACCCAGTGGTACTTGCAACTTCTCCAGAATTGATTCCGCACAAGTGGTATTTGAACAAACTTTAAATAATAAGCCAGTTATGTTTGCTATCAACTACAACGTCCTCCGCATCATGAGTGGTATGGGCGGTCTTGCATACAGTAACTAATTTCATTAATTAAATTCATAAATATTTTTTCACTTTATATTTATTTTAAATTTAAAAAATTATAGTTATTTTAAATTTTTTTGTTGAATTTATCTAAAATTTTTTTCTATGCTAATGTATAAAAACAATGGGAGGAGGATTAATGCAACTCGTAGCTTACGGAGCTCAAGACATCTATCTTACTGGTAACCCACAAATCACTTTCTTCAAGGTTGTCTACCGCAGACACACCAACTTCTCTATGGAGTCTATTCAGCAAACCTGGAATGGACAAACCCTTTCCAATGGCCGATGCACAGCAACCATTTCTCGTAATGGGGATTTAGTTAGCAGATTATACATCGAACTCAATGCTTCTGGAGCTAATGTATACAACCCAGGAACCAGTTGGATCAACACTGTTGAAGTAGAAATCGGTGGTCAAATGATTGATAGACAATCAGGTAGATTCATGGAGGCATACTACGAACTAACTGAACCAAATCCGACTGGATTAGTTAGCAATAGTACTGATGAAAAATCTTCTGGCGAAGGAACTGTTTTCCAAAATATGGCTGGTGCCGGTGGTGTAGATAGTAATGGTGTACAAGTAAAACTATTTATCCCATTAAATTTCTGGTTTTGCCGTAACCCCGGTCTTGCTCTCCCACTTATCGCCCTTCAGTATCACGAAGTCAAAGTAGTATTAGATCAAAATATTAGTGCTGTATTCACCGGATCTCAAGATTCTAATCAGTTATGGGCTGACTACATTTACCTTGATACCGATGAACGCAGAAGATTTGCTCAAGTAAGCCATGAATACTTAATTGAACAAGTCCAAGAACAAACTTTAAATACTACTGACAAGACACAAACCATCAATTTCAATCATCCAGTTAAAGAATTAATCTGGACCGGGTCAACTGGCACACTTACAAGTGGTAGTTTTACTAGTCTAATATCTCCTTTAACTAATATAGATGATACTGTCCTTCTCAAATTAAATGGTCACGATCGTTTTGCTGCTCGCGATGGTAAATACTTCTCCCGCACTCAAGTATGGCAATACCACACTGGTCCAGGCGGAATAGCTGCTGATGGTACAGTGGGCGATGGTAATCTTAATGATGCTATCGGTGTATACTCTTTTGCTCTCAAACCAGAAGAGCATCAACCCAGTGGCACTTGTAACTTCTCCAGAATTGATTCCGCACAAGTGGTATTTAAAAACACTTTAACTAATAACCCTGTTATGTTTGCTGTTAACTACAACGTCCTCCGCATCATGAGTGGTATGGGCGGTCTTGCATACAGTAACTAATTTCATTAATTAAATTGATAAATATTTTTTCACTTTTATATTTATTTTAAATTTAAAAAATTATAGTTATTTTAAATTTTTTTGTTGAATTTATCTAAAATTTTTTTCTATGCTAAT